AGTTCTACCAGGACCTTGTTATCATATTCAATACCTTCTGCACCAAGGATTTCTTGGATGCGCTTAAAGAACTTGGATGCGATTTGGGGTTTGTCTGATTTGTTTGTTGTGAACTCAACAACGGCACACCGAGAATGAAGCGGTTCGATGATGCGGTTTTTGTAGTTACAGGTGAAGATGAATCGGCAGTTGTTATGAAATGCCTCAATATTCGCCCGTAGGAGGAGTTGTACGTCGTGGGTCGTGTTGTCAGCTTCGTCAATAATGATGACTTTTGGTTTACCATTTCCTTGAAGTGAGACGGTCGAAGCAAAGTTCTTGGCCTGGTTCCGTACCGTGTCCAAGAACCGTCCCTCATCAGATCCATTAATGACATAATAATCAACTCCTAGTTCATTGCAAAGTGCTTTTGCTACAGTAGTTTTACCACAACCAGCAGGTCCTGCCAAAAGAAGATTAGGAACCTCTCCTTTATCTAGGAAATCCTGAAATGTCTTTTTGATATTCTCAGGGAGAATACATTCTTCAATTGTTTGGGGACGATATTTCTCGACCCAAAGAAATTCATTACGACTCATAATTTAGACCCACTCAGGTTTACGATCTGGGATACGTAGATAATTATCGCATACCCAGGGTTTAGATGCAATATAGCGTTTATAAGCAGTGAAGATGTCAATGCTTGTATCATATTTGAACTCATCAGGCCCAGCAAAAACAAATGATGTTGGACCCTTACCAGAGCGCCCTGTAGCGTCTCCTGTGGGCAGAATTTCCTTTGCTACCATCAGAGTACGAAAGCAGGTGTGAACCTTCCCATAGCGCATTTTGTACTCATCACAGAGTGCAATGCCATGTGAAAGCAACCACTGCCAATTCATCACAAACTCATTGGCCCATATAGTACATGGATGATTGCGAAAAGCACCCTTCTCAGTGGCATAGGGAGTTCCATCTGCCTTGGGAAGGGTGCCAAATCCATGACCCCATTTGTCAGAACACACAATAGCAAGCATCTGACAGGTCTCTAAGGGCATCTTGACGATGTGCTTGTCAGGTAGAACTTGTGCGGACTTCCAGGGATCGGGGTCAGTGACAAAAATATTCATTCTAAAGGTCTGATGAATTCGTTAGAAACGATGTCACTTGCTTTAAGTTCCATCTTCATATATTCTACACCATCCTGTGGCATGGTGTGGTCCCCACAAGTAAAAATGTCACATACTGCCATGCCTTTTTCTGGCCAGGTGTGGATGCTAATGTGACTCTCAGAAAGCATGGCGACACAAGTCACACCCTGAGGTTCAAACTTATGTGAGTTTAATGCCAAAAGAGTTGATTTACACTTTTTAGATGCAGCATAAACCGTATCTCTAATCCACCCTTCATCATCAAGAAGATCTGGTTTACACCCTTTAAGGGTGAATAGTATGTGTCTCATTACGAATTGAATTCAGAATCTGGCTCAAGAGCGATGAAGTAAGTAAGTGGTTGAGACTCAAGTACATTCGTGAACTGAGATAGGCACTTACTGGAGATCGATACTTTATAATTTCCAGGAAGAATTTTGATGTTCTCAACTTTGAAATTGAAAACGAATTCCTTATCAGTCTCTCCGACTACGATGGAGTGATCGTTTGAAGTATCGTTCTTTTTGTCACGAACAGAAAGACGGATAACACCTGCTTCACCAATAACAGCCAAATCAGGTAGATCTAGAGTATTTGCAGCCTGAAGAAGTTGACTGAGATGACTGGGAGTAATCTCAAAAGAAACGTCTTCACTAGGGAGAGTAAGTTTCTTCTCTGGTGGAGAAACAATTACATTAGGATCTGCAAAGAAATAACGAGAACGATTCCGACCCTCACGAATGGTTACATAGTTACCTTCTGAGAAATCAAGTTCGGGGTCTTGATATAGACGAAGAACTTTTAGGAACTGTGGCAAATCATAAATTGCAAAGTCTTTTGGAAATTCTTCCTTGATTTCGGCCTCGGCAAGAATATTCTTCATCACTGAAATAGTGCGAAGTTGATTACCTTTCTGAAATAGAATGGATTGATTAATCTCAGAAAAGTTAGTCAGGATTGAAAGGGTTTGTTTGGTTAGTTTCATATCAATAGGGGAAATCGGAAGAGTTCTTCTTGTGGAGTCCAGAGAAATGGTAGAGAAGGATACAATAGTGGATTGCCTTCAAAATGTCAAGACGTGACTTGCCATTCTTTTTACCAAAGCGAGAGAGGTACTTAATCGCATTAGAACGACAGAAGGCCTCTGCATCTCCAATACTTTCAATCAGATCAAGAGTTTGAGTTTTGGACTCTTGAGATGTATAATGTGACTTATATGTTCCAGAAAGATAATCACGAATCTCTTTCATCGTGAGATCTTCTTCATATTTCCAGAATCCATTTTTCTCAGTGGATTCTAGATTTAAATCAATTTGATTTTCATTCATATCGTTTTGTTTTAGTTGTGTAGTCCAACCATCATCATATGCAGATGTATATCTTACATATGTGTCTTGAGCTAATTTGTCCAGAGGATCATCATTCATCACATGTTCTTCTGGATCAAGATTTCCATTCATTTTATCAAATAGCAAACTCCAAGCATTAACCATAGCAGAAAAGAAAATCATCTACAAGTGAATCTGCTTTTTCTTTTCCAAACTTGCTGGAAAGATATCCACTTACAGGATCTAGGCGTTTCATATATTTGTCGAAATCTCCGTAAGTAGATTGAACAGAAGACCCACTGGGTTTCTTTGATTCTAACATATCTTTGTATGCTTGTAAATAGGCAGCAAAGTCATCAAGGTAATTGTTGACTTCACTCATCGTACATTTACGGACAAAGACATTTTCGGAGAAATGATTACCAGGCTCAAAGAATCTAAATGTTCCTTCTGCCTTTGGTAGATCTGGATGGGAGAACAAATAGTTTTCCACTGGATGTTGGAAGTCAAATACAATAATGACTTTCTTATCAAAGAAACCCATCAAGTCCATCCCGAAACAGGGTAGATTCTCACCCGTTTTTGGATAGATGATGTTGTTATAGATGCAGGACTTGTCATCCCAGATCTCGACTTCCCTGGACTTGAGAATATATTTGTTGTTGTAAATCTTGGCGGAGAGGGAGGTGCCTTTTCCCTCCCAGTCAGCCCAATCACAAATGTTTTCTAAATCAGGAAATGTTTCCCACAGTACTTTCTTGTACTCCATCCACAGGGAGTTGGAAGTCGGCGTCAACTTTGTCATACAGTTCAATAAAAGATTGTTTGGTTTCATCATCAAAGCGATTCAGGCAAATTTGAATAGCCTTTGCCTTATCGTTGAAGATGGAATATGCACGAATAATGTGAACCAAGCGGCGAGTAGAAATGATCTCATCAACGCCACCATCATAGAATGTCTTGCGGATGATATCACCCCAATCTACAAGACGCTTACAGAAATCACGATCTTCCAAGCCAAGATCCAGAGCAATGCCCTCCAGAATCTTTTGCTCGGTTGCAGGGGCGGGATAAGACTGCTCAAAGGTCACAGGGAAACGCTCAAGAAATGCCTCATTCAAAACATTGGTGCCAATGAAACGACCGTCATCAGAACCCTTACCCTTGGTGTTGGCAGTAGCAATCACATTGAAACCAGAAGCGGGTTTGACATACTTACCAATCTTCTTCAAGAAGACACCCTTTCCTTCCAACACAGACTGCAGACAGAGAATCTTGTTAGAGGCAAGGTCAACCTCGTCTAGAAGCAGCACAGCTCCCCTTTCCAGAGCTTCGATAACGGGTCCATTGTGCCAGACAGTTTCGCCATTAACAAGACGGAAACCACCAATAAGATCATCCTCGTCAGTCTCAATGGTAATGTTCACACGAATTAACTCCCTATTTAGAGAGGCACACGCTTGCTCAACAGAGAACGTTTTGCCGTTACCAGAAAGACCCGTAATGAACGTAGGATAGAAAAGACGGGACTGAATAATTTTTTTAATATCTTTGAAATTACCAAACTGGACGAAGGTATCATCTTTTTGAGGAATAAGGTTTTGTTCTACAGCAGGTTGCACAGAAGGTGCTTGATAGGTTTGTTCCATCTGTTCCCGAACGGTAAGGTTCCACTTACCACGACCAACTTTGTAGTCGGCCAATTTGTTGGTAATGGTCTGATAGTTAGAACCATTCATTGCACACCAAGCACGGATGTCACCAGAGCTCACAGAGTTACCATAAAGATTTTGAAGACTAGTAATGATGTACTCAGAAGAGATGGTCATGTCGTTTGTTTGAACTGAAGTAATTATACAATGAAAAAGGGGGTTCCAACCCCCCTCAGTGGCCAGTTTGAAAAGTGGTCAGACGACCAGAGAGATGAATTCTGACAGGATCTTTTTATTCATCTTCTTAGAAGAAAGAGACTTCTTGAATGCAGAACGAATCTGGGCTTTAGTTGCATCATCTTTTACATCAAACTCAGTTTCCTGAGAAAGTGCATTTGAAGAAATTCCAAAGTATGCATCATATCCAATATTCTTCATGACAAAACTACGGTTTTTCTTCCAGCTATTTTCAAGTTGAGAAACTTTTTCATGATCATAATTTGTATATAGGCGCATGAAACGAGATGCTTCACGGGGAAGAAGAACACGAATCCCAATAAAGTTGACATATGGGAACCTATCCTGAAGATTATTCAAAATGGTTTCTGTAAAATCATGATAATTGTACCCAAACTTATAGGTTTTTCCAAGTTTACGATCCCTTAGGAAAGTTACTGATGGATCAATCGAACGAGTTCCCATGTATGGTTCAGTATCCCACTTACGCATCAGTTCATAGTGACGATTCAATGGATGTGCTTCACCATCAGTCAGTACCACACACTGAACCTTTTGAAGTTTATTATTTTTTTGAAATTTTGGAAGAACCTGATTAAGAGAAATCAATGCTTCATTCAAAGGAGTTCCTGAAAGTTCAAGTTGCTTTGGAGATGAATAGAAAACATAGTTACGATATGAATAGGCCATCCTCCAGATGTTACGCATACAATTTTCAAATTGACTGGTTTTGGTGCGATTGCTGATGAAGTTCATCAGACAAAAATCTGGAGAGACTTGGACTAGTCCATTTTTGTACTCATAATGTTTTTTTGGATAAACTGGTTTATCATTCTCATCATAAGTTATACGTTTCCAGTTATTAGTAAATGCATATACCTCAAAAGGAATATTTGTTTTTTTGCAGAACCAGATCAAATTGAACAACTGTTTTACAGTATCCAACATAATATCAGCCATTGATCCAGACCAATCTAGAACAAAGACGAGACCATGATTCTTACCATCTGCAAGAGTGGTTACTTTTTTAAACAAATCTTCATTGTATTTGTAGGTATGAAGTTTGGTACAGTCAAGAACACCAGTTTTGGACACTGTTGCACGGGAATATGATTCAGCAGATTTTTTACACTCAAACTCCTTTACAAGATAGTTTACCTCTTTTTGAGCAGACTTTTTATAAGACATATACGCTTTGTCTGCAGATGCAAAAATATTTTTATTTACCCGAGAATATGTTTTATCCACATCATCAGAAATTTTCTGCTGTTCAGCATATGACTCATTTGCATATTTGTGAATTTCAGTATAGTCAACAACGACTGTTTCGAGATTAACTTGTGGAAGCTCAATATAAACATTCTCGAAAGAATTTTTGTTGATTAGATCTTTGAGGTTTTCCTCAAAAGAACTTTCAGTATGAACTTTTGGTTCCTCAGAATCAGATTGTTGACCTTCATAACTGGGAGTATCAAGATCAGCATCATCATTCACTTTTTCATCGGACTCACCAGTATCATCAGACTCTTCACCATTATCAGAATCATTTTCAACAAAATCTTGAGGTTCAGAACCCGAATTTGATTGACCATCGGTATTATTGATGTTATCAACTTTTTTCTTAGTATCCTGATGTTCTTTACAGTATTTGTAAAGTACTTCTGCGGCTAAAAGTGCATCCGCAAAGGTTTCTGAGTCGGCAACCATATTGACAATATCCATCTCTTCACCACGTTCAATGGGAATATCAACGTAATTACCAATCTTGAACCACAGATTCAACCTATCAGCAAGATTGAATTCGGAGATGTCCTCATCTTCAAGAGAAAAGAAATCATTATCAGATAGTTCACTATATCCCCTAAAGAAAGTCTTGGACAATCCAGGATATTTACGTTTCATCAGTTTTTCAATACGTGCATCCTCAACAACATTGACAAACTGAGGAGGAATTTTATGGTTTTTTGACCAGTCTTCATCTGGAGTGAACAGTGCATGGCCAACTTCATGACCCACAAGAAGATCATAAACAACATTACTCGCTTTCTCCCACATAGGAAGAGTCAGAACGCGAGTATGAACATTGAAACAAGCGGTTTCAACATTCTTATGCTCCACGATCAAGTCTTCCGTGGCAAGCAGTTTTGCAAGTTGGGACTTGATTTCGTGTAGGACTGCCATAGGTCTGTTGCGTATGGGCCTATTATACAAAAAAAGAGGGTCTTGCGACCCCCTAGTGGACAGTTTGAAAATTGGCCTCAGTCTCTCTGCCGCCAATCATCTGGTTTGTCTTGTTTGAACCAATCAACGATTTCATCAGCACTATCAAATCCCGTTTTATAATTGGATGGGTCGGGATCTCCTAGCCCCATCCTATTCATAAAATCATCAATACTACCTTCTTCAATATCTCCAGCAGATTGTCTTCTTGCTTTTTTTAACATCTCTCGGGCAGATGTATTTGCCTTTGACAATTTCTCTGCCCATATCATATCTTCAAGTTTTACTTCTTCCCCATTCACAATACACTTGCAAATGAATTCGAGTCTCAATCGATATTGCGTAGACAGCATATATATCCTCACTATCACTAGTATTTAGACTATTCTACTGAATCCTTTTACTTTGTCAAATTTGATGACATTTTCAAACTTATCATATAAACCATCTTTATGTGAAATTACAAAAACATTTGCATCTTTAATTACATATCGAATGATTTTCAAAAACTCTTCCGTACCAAAACCATCCAGAGAACTATCAAATACTTCATCCATAATGAGAAGATTTGTATTTACTGAATTTTTGGCCCTTGCTATTTCTCTCCAGGTAAACAAAAGAGCCAAATCAATTCTCATTTTCTCACCCTCAGAAAAAGATTCATAAGAAAACTTTTCATGAATTGGTGATTGAACAGATTCGTTAAATTCTTCATCAAGTTTAAAGTTGATGTAGAAATCCATCATCCTCAAATAGCGGTTTACTTGTTGATTGATGAGAGGCAAATACTTTTTAATAATCTGCCTCTTTACACCACCATCTTTGAGAAGAGAAAACGCAAAGTCATAGTAACTTAACGACTCTTTGTGATCTGAGAGATCAGCATAAATTTTATCTAACTGATTTTGAAAGGAGACTAACTTGTCATGCTCAGTATTTCGGTTTTCAAGTTGATTGGCAATTGTTTGAATTTCAGATTCAAGTTGTTGTACCTGTCTCTGGAATCCAGATATAGTCGAATTGTTTTTAGAAATCTCATGATTGAGATTAACGATCTCCTTACTAATTGTTTTAAATTGCTGCTCTCGTAATTCTTCTTCTTTAATTGCTTGCTCTAGTTCTTTATAACCAGATTGCAACTCTTTTGCTTTAGATTGAGCAGCTTCAACTCTATTTAACCGAAACTCTTCTTCTATATCCTGTTCACATGTTGGGCAAACCGTATGCTCAGTAAAAAACTTGTGCTCTTTTGTGATGGTTGTAACTTTTTGAGAAATTTTTCCTTTTAAGTTTCCAAGTTTACGAAGTTTTTCTGATGCACTTTCAAGGCCAACAATCGTTGTTTGTAATTCATTCGTTTCTTCTAGAAGGTCCAGATTTTTTTCAGTGTAATTACCAACCTCATTCATAATATTGGCAATGTTTTCTTTCTTGGCATTTATGTTGGCATTGCCACGATTTTCTAGTTCTTCTATAAACTCTTCTTGCATCTTGATTTTATCAATGATGCCTTCCTTCTTAACTTCAAGAATTTTTGTTTTTTCTCTAAAAATTTTAATCTTTTCTTTGATAAGGGAATTCATTGCCGAAAAGATCTTAATGTCAAGAAGATCTTCAATAACTTCCCTTCTATTACTACTTGAAAGTTGCATGAAGGGAACAAATGTCGATGATCCCAGAATTACAACCTGAGTGAATGATTTGTGATTCAGTTTGAGAATATTATCTTCTAGAATTCTTTGATTCGCTCTATCATCAGCTTCTTTATGGAGTTTATTTCCATTGACTTCAATATCAAAAACATTTGGTTTCATTCCCCTACGAACGAAATAGTTTTTGTTACCAACCTTAAATTCAACTTCAACTAAACAGTTCTTTTCATTAACCGTATTGACAAGTTGTGGTTTATTAATTTTACGAAAAGGTTTATTAAATAATGCAAATGTTAGTGCATCCAGAAGTGTTGACTTTCCAGATCCATTTGATCCAATAATAATTGTATTATTAGATTCCGTAAAATTTATTTCGGTCCACTGATCACCAGTCGAAAGAAAATTCTTCCAACGAATATTTTTAAAAAGAATCATATCAAATTACTGGGGGGACAACAAAATCATTTTTGGTAATAATAGCATAGTTCACTCCTTTGACAATACATGTTTTGATTGCAAGGTCTGGATCAATTTCTACAGCCTCAATCTCATCATAGTTGTTTTGAGTTTCTAACATCATAACATATCTTTCGGCATCATCCTCTTCTTCAAAGAGAAATAAAACTTTTTCCCGTTTTTTGTTGAAAACGGCATATGCACCTTCTTTAGTTTCTGATTTATGCACCAGCATGTACATTTACTCAACCTCGCAAGCAGATGTGTATACTTTTTCTAGAATTGATTTTAATTTAGAAGTGTTTAAAGAACATTCAGATTCATCAACATATCTATTCAATATCGAAAGTGTGTTTTCAGATTCTTCGGTTTCAAATTCTTCGGATTGGTAAAATCCATTGAAATCAAAGTTTTCAACAATTTTTAAATCATTCACACCAGCAGAGTATAATTTATCAATAAATTGATCAAACTGTTTTACATTTGACTTCTTGTTGACAATAACCTTTACAATTTTGTCTTTGTAAATATCAGTTTTAAATGTTTGGTGGGCTGTGTCTGAATATGGAACAACATAGAACAGTCGATGTGGATTATTAACTGGAGTGTGCTCTAGAGTTTCGGTATCAAAGATATGAAATCCTCTTGTTTCTTCAACATCATGCCAATAAATTTCATATGGATTTCCAAGATAGTAAACATTATCTTGGAAGTTTCTATGATGATAATGTCCAGAAAAAACTTTTTCAAACTTTTTATAATCTGATTTATCTTCACCATGCTCACAGATATAGGTTTTATTAGCATAAAACCCTCTCATTTCTAAATGTCCAAAAGCCACTTTTGCTTCGGTCCTGGAAATGAGATTAATTGTCTCTTGACGATTTTCATCGTTGATCCATGGAATAAAAAATGTTTTTAGATTTTCAAATTTAACTTCGGTAGGACTTCCATAAACAATAACGTTATCATACTCTCGCAATAGTAGATCAACAGAGTTAATGTTATTAGTGTCCTTGTAATACGCGGTATGATTTCCGACAATTGTATGCACAGTGACACCCATAGACTGGAGACGATCATAGTAGTTCTTTTTAGCCCAATCAAGAGACCAAAAATCAATCCCCTTACGAGTGTCGAAAGTGTCTCCCATATCAACAACAGTTGTGATACCTTCTCTTTCGAGGGTTGGGAAGAAGATGTCGTCGTAGAATTTTTTGAAGTAGTCATGAAGATTCTTGTTTCCCTTTCTAGCTCCAAAATGCTGATCGGTAATGATTGCGACTTTCAAAGTTTCCCTCCAACAACTCCACTATTAACAACTCTTGTATACAAATGTAAGGTTCCTTCTTGTTCACACTTGAGATGCCATCGTGTGATATCAGTGACTTCTTTTTCTGTTAAGGCAAAGAGAAAATCTTTTCCAGTATCTTTACGAACACTCTTCCACATAAAACGAGTTTGTTCTACTCGAAAGGAATCATCAATCCATTCGTAGTTCTCTTCTTCGCGGAGGCGAGCTTCATCCAGCATTTCTTCGTGGGTCATCGGTTCATTTTTGTCTGAATGTTTTCTTTGATCGTATTATAGTCTGAACTGGTGCGAGAAAGCAAGCTATCGTCAACAGCCATAACTTCTGCAAATCCAGACTTCTCAATAATACGATTTTTGATCTCAAGTTGCTTCTTTTCTTTACCAATTCTTCTCAAGAAAGCAAAGTAGATAATCTGAGTAAAATATGCAAATGGATTAGAACTTTTCTCTGGATCAAAGTTTGTAACATATTCAATACAATTTTCAAGCCCGTCCGAAATCATGTCTTCTTTGAACATATAGTTGACAAAATTTGGTTTGTGGGATAAATGATCACCAATCTTTTTAAAACAGGTGCCAAGATATTCGTGAGTTTTCCTAAACTCTCTTGATTCTCTCAATAAATCTGACTTTGTTTTTCCTTCTTTTTCAGCTTGCTTAAGGAATTTTTTGTATTTGTTGATCTCCGCAAGGAACTCTTTATTGTTAACATAATGTTCTGGTTTCTTTTTAGTCATTATTTTATTTTATCTGTTGATAACATTATATCATACAAAACAAAGCTTGACAAGGTATCCAAAATCAAGTAGACTCTGGCTTGTCCAGGATGAAAAGAAATTATAGCTCTTTATGATTATCTTTAATATCTATTTTAAAAAGTTTCTCTAGATTCTTTTTTGTTTCTGATACAGATCCTAGGAAACCCATATTTTTAGTTACATCTCTTTGATTTTTAGAATCATTATCTTCATCATCATAGTCATTCAAATATTCATGTTTTGAGTCATTGAAGTTTTTATATAATTCTATCAATTCAATATCATCAATTTCACTCATGGTGATTACATTTGACAATCTTATAAAAAAGATATCATCATTACATAATTTCATCCAAGGCTCAATTTTTAATTCAGTATAACTTCCTTGGACATTGTATTTTAAAATGACTGGATCTTGTAGAATAATAATAGGATCTTCTTGATCACTATCATCAACCATGATTAAAGAAACAATTTCTTCACCAGAAACTAGTTTCAATGTGCAATAAAATTCTTGTTCTAAGTCTGAATTCATTATTGATTTAAAGCAACGTTTATAATCTCATAATTAAAATTTTCTTCCTTATAAATTTTTAGTCTTTCAACTAAATGATTGAGAGTGTAATTTCTTTTTTTGTTAAATGTGATATCATCCGCAATATCAAAAAGAGTGGCCTTCAATTTTTTTTCACTTTTTCTGAGGACTCTACCAATACTTTGCAGGTTTCGGACTCTTGACTTGGAGGGAGAGGCAAAGATAACATTATGAAGATTCCTGATGTTAATCCCAGTAGAAAAAGTTCCATAAGATGCGACGATGATTGCGTTTTCTTCGGTTTCGGTTATTTTGCGAATTCTTTCTCTATCTTCTGTATCTACTCCACCATAAACAAAGAAAACTTTTCTGTTATTTTTTACCGAATTATTTATCAATTCATATAATGGTTCTCCATGAGTTTCCACTCTTGTAAAAAGAATCAAAGTATTTCCTTTTTGAATCAAGGCTAAATTTTTAATAAATTTATTCCTTTGAGGGTTTTCGCAAAGATATCGAATTTCCTCTTGATAACTATCAAAGATTCTTGGTTTATGTTGTAGTCTAATAATTTTTACATCAAGATCTGATAAGTGTTTCTCTTTGATCAACTCTTTTGTTTTAATTGTTGAATATGATGGGCCAAACAAACCCTCCAGAATCCACTTGTGAGTTTGACTTCCATCAAGTGTTCCCGTAAATCCAAATCTATATTTTGCATCAGCAAGTTTCGTCATGATGCTGACTAAAGATTTAGATTTAAATAGGTGTGCTTCATCACCAACTACAACTTCAAATCGTTCAAAGTATTTTCTGTCGAGTTTGTAGATGGATTGCCAAGTGGTGATAATAACCTGATTATCAGTTTCTCTTTCCTTACCACCATAGATCTTGTGGCAGTATGATCCAACATCCCAACCATAATCCGCAAAGTCCTTGTACATCTGTTCTACAAGAGATGTGGTTGGAACAATAATTAAAGTATCTTTTCCCCTTTCAACATAGTATCTTACCACGGAGTAAATCATGAGAGATTTACCTGAGCCTGTCGGTGATACTATAAGTCGTCGATTACACTTCAGTGCATCATAGACTGCTTGTACTTGATAATCCCTGGGTTTATGTACAGAGATCTTTGTCATATAATCTTTGACTCCCTCATAGGAGATCATTTGATTTAGATCAATCGGATGGCCATAGTATTTGTTATCTTGAAACTCATACTTGTATCCATGATCATCACAAAATCTTAGGAGTTTGTCTAATAGACCAATATAAATTTCTCCAGTCTGAATATTGAATAATCTGATCTTTCCGTCCCACCATCTGTTTCGATATTGTGGCATATATTTTGCACCCTCAACATCAAACGTAAACTGATCGGATAGTTCGTGTTTGATGTGAGGCTCAGTTTTGATTCTTAGATATACTTCATTCTTTTTGGAAATGATCAGATCACTCATACATTACATTCCTGATGTAAATTTCAACCAATCGATGGCGTTCTTTATTATATATCCACGATTTGAGAGTGATTTTATGATTTCCTCCAGATAGCGAAGCATAATATCGTAATATTTAATCTTGAGATCTACTTTAGAAAGTCTCTCATCGGCACTCATATGCCTCTGTATGCTCTCTTTTTCCCTCACCTTATAGGGAAATGGTTCATCCTCGTAGACCGCAGGATCTGCCTTTCCTGTGTAGTAGTTGTAACGCTCAAGATATACCTTATCGTAGGTCTCTTTAGCTCTTTCTCTTAGCAGTAAAGTTGTGTTGTAAATTTCATAATATTTTGCATGAAGTTGTGGAGTCTTGAGTGATTCGTTCGCTAGATCATCTCTGTCTATCTCAGAATCACGATCCCACATCTTCTGAATATCTTCAAGATTCATAAATTAGTTCCGAACAAATTAGTTACTTCGTATATACTATACTTGAAAACAGCCTGTGCTGTAAAGAACTCTTCACTTTGAAGTTTACTATCAAAGTCAAGTCCACTTAGACTGACTGGAAATAAATCCCTAAAAGTAATTTTAAAATTAGGCCTAAGATTACTACTCAATACAATGAGTGATCCATCAGAGAACTGTTCCTGATACTTATCGGTAATTCCTTCATTGTCTGTTGTTAGATCTTCAAACTGTTGAGGTGTCTTTGGGAATCCTAAACCAGTCAACCAGTTGTGTACAGCCATATAGTTTTCAAAATTTTCATCCACAAGAAATGACATCGTAAAGTCTGAATACTGGAGTTTTTCTCCAGGAACATCTAGATTTTTAAGGTACGATGGTTGAACAGCTGTTCCTAGTGATATTTCTGGAATATTGGCCGTTTGACAAAAGAAGTTGATCTTCGGGTTTTTATTAATCGTAAATTCAAATCCAGTAGGACTTAAAAAATTCCTGTTCTGGATTTGATTTCTATATGGGGACGCCATTTTTATTTTTATTTAGATAAAAAAAGAGGGTCCGAAGACCCTACTGAACACGTTCACACATATAACCATGTGTTAAACCCCTTTTTGCTTTGTATGTTTTATACTTAATACCATACTTAGAAAGAGTTTTAGTTGGGACGGTTGGACGACCTTTCTCAGATGCAACTTCTTCATAAGAACGCTCAATGAAAAAGCCACTACCAACGGGAATGGATTTGTCTAACCAAGGATATTTGAGACCAGTTGAACCACCCCTTTGACCAAGAGGAGTAACACTATTTGCTGTGCAGATGGTGTAGTTTGTTGACGCCATGATGAATAGAACGTTTGACTATGTTTACATATTAGACGACTAAGGAAAAAATGTCAACCATAAAAAAAGGGGACCTTTCGGTCCCCGTTGAATATATCCCGCTTGGGCAAGAATCACATGAGGTTCTTGACGGAAACGCGACGATAGTAGCGGTTGGTGCCAGCCTTGATAGCGCCAAGAGCGGCGTCGGTTCCTTCAGCGAAGGGATTAGCGACCATGCCGTAGCGGGTCTTGAATCCGATCTTGGGCTGGAAGGTGTCCTGACCAACGGCACGTACCATCTGGAGGGGTACGTAGGGGCAGTAGAATAGACCAGCGTCATAGGGGGAAGCACCCTTATAACCAACGACGTAGTACTGAAGAGCACTGTTGTTGGAAGCGAAGGGGTCAATATACACGCGATACTTACCATTGATAGTACCAGCAAAGGTGTTGCCAGTGTCATCAACGTTAAGGTTAGCGTTGAGGGCGGGGGTGTAATCAAGTACACCAGCCATGGTTAGAGCAGAAGCAACATCAGCGGAAGTTAGGATGATGTTACCCTTTCCACGACGAGTTCTCTGGGCGATCTGGTTAGCATCGCGCTCGATCTGGAATAGTAGACCCTTGAACTTCTCAACAGACCAACGACCGTTAGAGTCGATGTCTAGGTCAAACTGACCAGCGGTAGCAGTGTTGAGTTGAGCACCAGCCTCAGCAGACTTATAGATGGTTCTGATAACTTCGCGGTTGATCTCAGCCATGATCTCTGTGGAGAGAATGTTGGCGAGTTCAGCCTCGGCGTTTAGACCATGGATTGCCTTGAGGTCTTGTGCTAGTTCTAGGGAGTACTCAGCCTTGAGTGCTCTGGACTTAGCGGTTACGGTGACTTTCTCGATTGAGAAGGCCATCTGGTTGAAGTCAGTTCCGCTCTCGCCTAGGGCCTCAGAGTCGGTAACTGCCATACCCTGACCTACGCTGTAGGTGCTAGGAGCAGCATTAGGATCGAGAACGCCAGGATTGGAACCACGCTGTAGGGTAGTACCGAAACCAACGCTACCACCGCTGTCAGAACCACCAGTGTAGTCACCCTGAGTAGCAGAGTAACCAGAGTTCTGAGCAGAGAATGCAGAATCGGGCTCGTTGAATAGAGCTTCGTCTCCATTCATGTTGTTGTACTTAGAACGCATCGCGAAGATGAGTCCAGTGGGTCCGTTCATGGGCTGAACGCCAGCGAGGTCATAAGCGACCAAGTTGGGCATAGAGCGACGGATGAGGCTGATTAGTACGGGATCGAAACCACCAGTGGGGGCGCCACTGTCAGTCTGACCAGAACCACGATAGTATGCACCACCACCAGTGGAGAATGAGTTAGTGGGGGTAGCTTCTTGAAGGTCGAAACCGCCTTCAGCGAAAGAACGCTCTTCACTGAGGAAACGCTCTTGGTTCTCTAGAAGTTGGGCTGTGACAGCACGACGGTGGTTGTCTTTGATAGACTCGCAACCTTCATAGTCTAGAAGGGGAGCCCACTTCTCTAGGAGTTGGGGATTGTTATACATTTTACTTTGGTAAGTTTAAGGTTTTATGAAAATAATTTAGGTTAACGATCACTTAATTCTTGAAAGTGTCTGTAGGTAACGAGACATTGAACCAGAAACATCTGGGCCAGCATCTACACCTTCAGAAAGGGTTTCGGTAGTTTCACCTTTTGTATCAGCGGGGAAATATGATTCCCTTAGAGTCGCTAACTTATCACGGTAAGATTCTTCACCCTCAAACTCAACACCTTCTGCTAGAGAAGCGAGTTTCTCCTTCTGAGTTAGTGCTAGACCTTCAGAAACCTGAGCGAAGATACCTTCAGCGGTGGTTTCTCCAAGTCTGCGATTCAGTTGGATATTTCTCTCGATTTGCTCGTTGAGCTTGGTTTCCATGTCATCAAGTTTTTCTACCATATTCTCAACAACATCATATTTATCGTCAGGGATGGATACATAATGATCTTCAAATAGACCCTTCATTCCTTGGAGGAATGATTCGGTCATTTCAGTCTTCAGACCGTGCTCGATCTGAAGTGCATTCTCTTCGATCCACTCTTGAGCAACGTACTCAAGATATGAATCAATCTTTTCCGCTAGATCAGCTTTAATACCTTCTAGCTCTTCGGCAATAGTTGCCTCATAGTTTTCTTGGATTTGAGCCTTGACTTCTTCTACGCGAGCGTGAAGAGCAGCCTCAAATACGGTTCTTGCTTTTTCTTGGAACTCTTCGGAGAGTTCTTCACCAGCAAAGAGAGCAGCAACGTCTTCATCAACGTTGACTTCTTCGATGGTGGTTTCTTCTGATTCTACTTCTTCTTTCTTGGTAGCACCCTGAGCAGTGGGCATAGGGGCTCTTCCTAGCGAAGCACCAGGATCTTTTAGTTTAGCGGAATCGTCGTCGGGTCTGTAGTTCTCGGGGGTAGGACCACCGAGATCTTCGATTTGAGCACCGCCAGCAACCATAGGTTCGCCTGCAGCTGCGCCTTTTTTCACGACGTTATCCATTTCTTGTAAATTAGCGGACATTTGGGAACTCTCCGAAAATAGATCTATATTGTTGAAATCTATACTTATTTATAAATTATAGATTTGATAGGAAGTTTTGGAATAAGTTTAACTTATTCTCTTCTAGTCTTTTTTGATCAACCATGGTGTTGATCTGCTTGTATGTTTTTTCTGCAAGTCTTTCGCGGAGAATGCCGCCATCCCAAACCCACTCTTTTCCTTCCATGATGCCATTAACAAATGCATCAGGAGCTGAGGGATCTGCTACAATATCAGCAGCAGTTGCTAGAGAGAAATCGTCATTAACCATACTATAACCTTCTCTAGTTGGAGAAAGTGTTCCAACACCACGAGAAGATACGCCAAGTTTTACACCATCATTAAGGAGAGCTTCGGCAATCTTACCCATGGGGGTTGAAAGGATTTTAGCCTTTCCAATAAAGTTGTTACCCTCTCTTTGGAGTGAAACAATTTTATGGGAAACTCTATCAAGATTAATGGAAGGTCCATCGGGATGGCCTAGTTCTCCCAGAGCACGACCCTTAGAAACAAAACTTTCATTATAACGCTTTACTTCTCTATCAAGAAGATTGCAGTCATACATTCTTCTGTTTCTATTGGGGATGTTTCCCTGAAGGAAAACTCCTTCAATATAGAGATGTTTTTGACCGTTGCGTTGCTCAACGATAATCTCTACCTGTTCGATCTCTTCTCTGATGAGTTTCATTTTTTTATACGGTAAATCCTACTTTGGTTGCTTTTACATCGGTAGATCCTGCTAAGATCATATCCTTATGCTTCTTTTCAATATATTCAACAGTACCAGTTGGCATAGTCATAGAACCAATACCCTGATAATTTTCATCTAATATGGTAATCAACTGATCACCTGCATTGCTATTATATAAACGTACTACTGTAGCAGCTCCAATGCTAGAAGCACCACCAACACTAGTAGGACAATTTTCCTGTGGTCCAAGGACAAGTGATCTTGCCATTATTCTTCTCCAGAATCTTCGATTTCATCTCCAAATAATGATGCTGCAGCATATGGACGAAGAGCATCAATTTTTTCTGCAGCCTTGCCATAAAGAGCATCTTTAATATTATCACTAATCTCAGATGCACTTGCATCAGAAAAAATTAAATCAACAATATTTTCCATGAAAAGGTTATGAACTAACTAGAAAGTATTTATTCTCTTAGATTTCTCCACCTTTCATATCTGCCTGTGTAGGCCCAGCATCAATCTCCTCATCTTGCGGAACTTCACCCATCATATTTGGGTCTTCTGGAATGGGATTTCCAAATTCATCTACTGGTGCATTGGGATCGGGGAGAATTCCTTTCTCAATTTCATCCTGAATTTGCTCATCAATTTCAATGATTTCTTCATCAGTTTGGCGAAGAACTTTTCTACGGAGATATTCGACAGAGTAATACTTACCAAGATAAGGTTCTGCGAGTTGAGCTAATCCAAGTCTCCCTTCAAGAAGTTCTTTCTCCTTAAGTTCTGCAAAATGATTATCATACATATAATCAAATTGAATGTGCTCCTCAAGCATCTTCCAATCTTGAGGGGTGCAAATATTTTTAAGAAGACACTGAGTTTTCAGCATATCAATAAACATATTGCTGAAACGCTTTCTAAGGCGACCAACAAATTTGGAGAACTTAAGTTCGTCTCTTAGAATCTCAGAAGAACGGCCAAGATTGAATCCACCCTCAGCTGCAATTCTTGATTCTGGAACTCCTAGTGATCTGTATAATTTCTTCTGGAAATACTGAACATCACTCAGTTCGCCAAGATTTTGTCCACCAGGAAGTGTGGAGATTTCAGTTCCTCTACCACCTTCACGTCTTGGTAGCCAGAAATCTTCTAGCATAGACATGTATTTCTTATCATCACGAACTTCTCCAGTGGAAGCATCATAGGTAAGTTTATTTCTATACCTATTCATTACATCACGAAGATATTGCTCAGCTTTAATCTTAGGTAGATTGCCTACGTCAATGTAAAAAATTCTACGCTCAGGAGCTCTTGATAGTCTGTAGATAACTAGGGAGTCCTCAATCATACGAAGTTGATTGAGTGATTTGATTGCCTTATGAAGATATGATAGAACTACACCTTTATTTCTATCTACTAGTCCAGAAGTGCAATATGTGATTGCATCTTTGGCAAACTTAATTCCTTTTGTTCCAGAATATTTACTACCAACACCACCAGCATAGGTTGGTCTTGGTGTATACATGAAGTATTCTTCAATTTCAGGGAACTGAACAACCTCATTTGGATTTGCTCCATTTGGTTGTCTGAATATTGCATTACCTTCTTGTTTTTTCTTTTCTTCACGAACATATCTCATCTTGAGAGGATCAATATATCTTAACTCTTTGATCCCTTCATGTGGATTTTTGATGTCAATTACTTTATGATAATAAAGTCTTCCATCAACATACCAGTTTCTAAAGATCTCATGTGACTTCGCATCAAAGTTTAGAAGATCTTTTATATTTTTAAATTCTTCTCTAATTCTCTTTTTGATGCCATCACTAGCTGGGAGATTATCAAGGTTAATAGTAACGGGAGTATCATTAAGATCACTAACAATTGCCTCATTTACAACATCTTCGATGGCAGTATCCGCTTCGGGATGAAGAGCCATTTCACGATATCTTTTTACAAGTTCAAACTCTGATTTATATACTCCTTCTAAGTCAAGGTATTGGCCATAAAAATTACTAGCAATATAATGGTCAACCCCGTCCTCATTATTTTGAGGAACGGGGGACACTATAGTTTTAGATTTTTTCTCGCTATCTTCAATTGAGAATCCAAACAGTCTCGCCATGTTATAAAGTGACTACGTTAATAAGATTATTTATGAATCTTAGTTAATGTCACCAGCAGCGGCACCATTTCCACTTCCAGCAGCTGTCCACCACTGAACTTGTAGTTCAACAGTGAATTCTTCAATGGTGTCAGAAGAATCGTATGAAAGATCAATCTGACTAATGTTTGTTGGGAATACATCATGGAACTTGTACTTTCTTAGTACAGAACCATCTCTATCTAATTGATATACAAATGCATCAGCCTGATAGTCTGCTGGGTTTGTAGAACCAGTAGCATCAATAACATTATTGATACTGTTCATCCATCTTTCAAATGCACCTCTGATTTTGAAATCAGTGTCATTGATGACGGTGATTGTCCAGGTATCAAAGGTTCTGTCCCCTGCAATCTTGAGGAGACGACCACGGAAAGCAACGTCAATTGGAGCTACGTTAGATGCGGGTAGAGCTGCTGTCTTGACTAAAAATCTTGACTCGGTTAAAACACTCTCCCCAATTCCCAGATCAGCTGGGAATGAAAGGACAACTTCAAATAGATTGGGCCTTGCGCCACCTCCTGATAGTTTATTTTTGAAGTCTGAGATAGTCCTTAAAGCAGGAGGATTTTGTTGATTCTTGGATGCCATTTTAGGTTAGACCTCTAAATTAAACGTTTCCGATGATTTCTTCAAAGGAAACACCAGTGCGGGTAGCAACGAAGGTGAGACCGACGAAGTTGATAGAGCGAGCTGGTTTGATGTAAATGTCAGCAACAAATTCATTGCGATCAATAACAGCAGCAGTGTTGTTTGTCTCGTCACAAACAACTACGAAATCTTGAACACCACGGTTTGATTGAACTTCGCGTAGGAAAGGTTCAACAGCATTTACAAAGTTTGTTCTGGTGATTTCATCGTTGAATTCAAAGAGTTGATCTCTAGCAACTGCGGAGATTGCTTTCTCTAGATAGAGGAAGAGTCTGCGAACATTGATCCTATCAAAAGCAGAAGCCTTGGCAAGACCAGTCTTATCACCATATAGTACGATACCAGATCCAGGAATGAATGTTACTGGATTGACTCTATTTGAATAGAGGCGATCTCTTTGTGTCTTGTTTGGATTGTATGGCAGTTTGACTGCGTTCAAAATTGCACCTCTCTGGGTTCCAGCAGGTGAGAACCAAGGGAAGTTGTTAATATCAGTTCTTGCACAAGTACCAGCCACATCTCCATTTAGAGGAACATAGCGGAACTTATCAGCGAAACGATCATACATGTACTTATAACCGCTATCGAAGATAGCAAAGGATGAAGAAGTAATTGGTGAGAAGTGTCCAATTACATTATCGGTAATTGTTTCAGCATCTCTTACAACAGAGTCAGTGGCGGACTCATTAAAGATTGCAGATCTATATGGTGAGAGGAATGCGATTGCATCCTTTCTTCTTTCTGCAATATCAATTGCTTTTTGGCCAATTGCCTGAGTCTGTTCTTTAGTATAGTTGCCAGATCCTTGTAGGATGAAATCTACTGAATACTCATCGGGATTGTTGAGTAATTCGTAACCAGCATTTATATTTGCAACGGATGCACTTAATGAACCAGTTGTTTGTAGACCAATGCTTGCACCATAGTTTACACCAGATGCTAATGCTGCAGTGGTGTTTCCATATCCAGCGAATGAGATTCCAGAAGCATTTTGATCCCAGGCAATGTCAGTTACCACAGAAAATCCATTTCCTGCAGCTGATCCAGTTTTGAAATCAATTGCAGTGGTTCCAGCAGGAGCACCACCAGCAAAAATATATCCAGAACCTGATCTTACAAATTCTCTATAATAAGAAACCGAACCATTCTCAAATAGTGCGTCCTTAGCCTTTGAAAGATTTAGGTGCTTCTCAAGAATTGTTCCAGGATTACCAGTGATATCTCCACTGTCATCGACAACAACAATATGAGTTTCGTCAAATCTGGATCCTCTATTTGCTGCAAACTCGGAAGTTCCAGGTCTTGATGCTAGTTGATTCCAGTAAATTTCGGTTCCAGTTAGCTCAATCTTTTGAGCATCGAACCAATCAGTTGGAGTTGAATTTGTCGTGATTGTGGTAACAGCAACACCTGAACTGTTATAAACAACTAGATCTTTTGTGCTGGGATTTGTAAATCTATATACACCGTTTTCTTGATAATCTTTTTGAGTTGTAACACCAGCAGCAGAAACGTGCTGTACAAATTTGAGATCAATAGAATTGGTTCCAACACCAGTAACAACTGCCTTAAAGGATCCATCTAGAATTGATGTTGTCCCAATACCAGGAACAATCAAATTATCAGGAACAGACTGACTAACACCCATACCAACTGTAATTCCAGAGGTAGAGATTCCACTGATAGTTTGGTCAGCACGGCCATCAATGATGGCAACCTTCATGTTATTTCCCCAAGATCCAGGGTTTCTAGCAGCAAAAGTTATACCTGAAATAGTGTTTTCATCATAACCAAGATCTGCATAGTGATCTACACTCTTGATTTTTGGAGCTGTGGTTGTTGATCCAAAAAATGCATTTTTCATGTCAGAATCATCTGCTCTGACAACTCTTAGTGAGCCACCATATGCAAGATATGATGAAGCAACTAACCAATGCTCATAATGTCTATCAGCTTCATATGACTTACCAAAGTTTGCAAGTAAGTCAGACTCGTTTTCAACGAGAGTTGGAACTTCTACTGGTCCTTGTGCAAAAGGTGCCACTACAGCAGCAACTTTATCAGATACGGGATCTACTCTCCCTAAAGTAAGATCAACCTCTCTTACTACGATACCAGGAGATGCTAAATTTAGCGGCATCTTTTGTTCTCCTATGAGGTCCAAAATTAATCTAAACTTATTTATTGTTTAGTATGTTTTGACTGGGGAAACTATACGTGAACATTACCAGTCTGGATATTCCCACCTTTTATTGTCCGTTTTTCTAGTATTGAGTATTCGTTTTTTTGTGCATTCTTTACATTCATAAGAATATGATGATGGAAACTCTCCCCTATCCTTTCTAGTCAAGTAATAACCTTCGATCAAGTCCTTTGTCTTTTTACATACTCTACACTTTCTTTCTTTGAATAGTAAATGTTCTAAGGATAATTGATCATCAAAGTTCATTACCTATATTCCCACATATATGATTGATCTCCATACTCATCGATGTGCCAGCGATCACCTTCATTATCAACAAATCCACCAACATCATTGACACCATCTAATATAAATCCGAACGGGGCCATATCTTGCTCAATCTGATTTTTTTGCTCTTCATAAATTCTCTTACGGACATCATTATCCGTCATCTCTTTAAAATAATCTTGAGCTACCAACCAAGAGAAAATAACAAGGCACATTGCTAGGTCATCATTACAACCTTCCTCAGCCTCAAAAGACTGCCTCTTCTGTACAAAAGTTGTAAGTTCTGATATAATATCGTAGTCATTGGTAACTAACTTATCATCTTCGATAAGTGTTTTGAGATTTGAACATCCCAACTTCTTAACGGCAGATGTCATCCTGACACCAAGTTGTGATTTCTTTCCAGAGAATCCAGAACCAACAACCTGTCCAGCCCTACCCCTCATGGCACACATGAGCATGTTTTCATACTCAAGATCAAAGTATAAAATTGATGCCACTTGATCACCAATATCATTCACCTCAACCAATACCCAAGATTGATTATATGCATCGGCAACTTGTTTAATGATGCTAGGAAATAGCATCGGTTTGATTTCATTATTTCTATATTTTGCTACAACTTTATATGGAAATTGTGTGATATCATAGACAATAAAGGCTGAGTAGTCGTGTTCGACTCCCCGAGCAACGTCTACTGTCATCATATAATTGTGATCTTTTATTGAATTTTCATAGATATCCAATCCTTTATTTCTTTTAACTGGATCTTCATATACTAAGTTTCTGAGTTTAGTGACATCAATAAGAGTATCAACAGATCCTAGGAACTCGCACTCAAACTCAACCTTGAACTGCTGTTCTGATGTGTTTGCAATAGTCTGGGCCTTCCACTTTGCATTCCTTCCAGGAACCTCAGACCAATGAACTGCGGTTGGAATATATTCATTCTTCTTTCTTTCAGCATCATGCCACATGCGGTAGAAATGGTTCATACCATGTGGTGTGGAAACAATAATTACTTTGGTGTTTTTACCAGACGAGATAGTAGGATAAACAGAGGCAAAGAACGCATCAGCAATGTGATTTGGGATGAAGGCGAACTCGTCCAAAAAGATGATATTATACGATCCACCACGGACAGCAGATGCAGACGTAGATGCGGCGATAATCTTAGAGCCATTTTCCAGTTCTAATGATTGTTTGTTCCAGGATACAATACCCTGTTGCATCCATTTAGGCAAGTTCTCATAAGCAAGTTGTAATCTTCCGAGAAGATCCTTAGCCGTAGATGCTTTGTTTGCCAGAATGGCAATATTAACGTTGTCATTGAAGACGGCATAATGTAAAAGATATGACACCACGGTAGTTGACTTACCAGTCTGTCGTGGCATCTTACAGATATTGAACCTGTTTCTATGGAAGTTCTTTACAAGTTTCTCTTGAAACTTGTACATCTTGAATGGTACAAGGCCTTCATCAAGAGAAACGATCTGAATATAATTTTTAGCAAAATATACAGGATCTTCCTTACATTTCAAAAATTCACGAACATCATCTTCTGTGAATTCTATTTTCGTGTTGGCTTTCTTTAGATTAGGATTACCAAGATAAATGTTGTCACTCATAAAAAATTACCGTTGTTCAATCCAGTTCAGTACTGCAAGTGCTGCTTTGTTTGTGTTGGGAGATGCACAGGCAAGAGTGTAAGTATCGCTGATTGTACCAATACCAGATCTTCCAATCTGCAGTGCTGCTTTATCATCAACATCAACCAAAGAGGCACCACCAGAAATCGTAAATCCTGAAAGAAGTGCTTGGCCTCCAGTGAGTGCAGTTGCTGTAGTATCATATTGCATAAAGGAGTTTGGATCTGGATGATCTGTCCAATTCGCACCAGTCAAAGTTGAGTT